CAGCTGTGGAAAAGAAACCGCAAAGTTCTACGGTTCCAAAGAAAAGTACAACGAAAAAGCCGTAGTAATGTGACGAGTCCCATGACTCGCGCAGACATAGAAATCCTCCTCCGATACCTCACCAAAGCGACCGTCCCACAAGCCGATCAGGACCGGTTCATCCACGCCGTAGAACGCCTCCAAGCCTTGTTGGGCAAGGTTTCCGCCGCCGCATAACACCCGTCGGCTAGGGTTCCTTGCATGGACGAATGGTTGACCTGCCCGGACTGCGGAAACGACTGGCCACGCAAGGATACCCTGTACTGTCCGGTCTGCAACACGAAGGGCGAAGCTGATGAGCCAACCGAGTGACTATCCACTGGTGATTGTGAAATGGGCTGACGCCCACGCCTCCGAAGGGGGATGGGTTGACCTTGATGGTTACAGCGACGACGGCGAGTGCATCGTCACCACCGTCGGTTACCTTGTCCCATGCAACGATCCAGGCGGAAAAAAGGATCATGTGACCGTGTGGCAAACCCTTGCGGACGGTGAAGGAATCCACGGATTCCATATCCCCGGCGGTATGGTCAGGTCCATTCAGGCTGTTGTCGGAGATTTACAAAAAAGCTCTTGACACACCCTGTCGGTACGGTTACCGTGCCTTGAACAAGAAGGAGGGCGCAGATGCCGTTGCATCGCTATCGAATCAGCAAACCAGCTCACGGCGGCCAGGAATGGTTGAACATCCGGTTCCGTGACGAGAACGGAAACAAGCGTGTGTCAGCTTCGGCTGTCGCCGCGATCTACGGGGTTCACCCGTTTGTGTCCCGTGAACAGTACGCAGCCGAACTGTTGGGTGACACTGCCCCGACCCCGATCCCGCCGAACCCGGCGATGGAACGCGGCAACCGTTTGGAGCCGTTCGTCATGGAGTGGGCGTCCGACAAACTCGGTATCCCGTTTGTCACCCCCGATGAAATGTTCGCGTGTGACTCACCGAACGGGGCGAGGATGGTTGCCACTTTGGACGGTTATTGGGAAGGCGAGGAACTCGACGCGAACGGCGACTTCGTGTACGTCCCCGGCGGTCAACAGCCGAACATGATTCGTAGGGTGCTGGAAATCAAAACCACCACCCGCAAATGGGAAGGCCGCCTACCGGATTATTGGCGTGTGCAGGGAATCCAGCAGGCCATCTGCGCTGACGTCAACCAAATCCTGTGGGCCATCTTCGATCCGTCAATGATTCTCCACATCCATGTTCAGAACGTGACACAAGCTGAACAGGCGGAACACATCTCCGCTGTCGAGAAATGGTTGAACGCCATCGAGTTGGGGATCACGCCCGACGAGGTGGAATGGACGTATGAGACGGTCACCACCAGGTACAAGGAATCCGTCGAGAAAGTTGTTGAACTACCGGCCGATGCCGCTGATTTGCTCACCCGTCTGCGTCATGTCCGCAGCGAACTGGACTCCTACAAGAAGTTGGAGGACACCTTGAAGGCACAGATTTGTGACCTGATCGGTGACGCCGACACCGCCACCATCAACGGTTCAACCGTGGTGACGTGGCGGTCACAGAACCGCGAACTGTTCGACACGAAAGCGTTCAAGGTTGCGTACCCGGAACTGGCCAACCAGTTCATCAAAACATCAACAACACGGAGCTTTCTTCTGAAAGGGGAAAAGTGATGGAAAACAAAGGTGTACCTCTCCACGAGGTTCTGAGCAGATACGGGGTGCCGGACCCGAGGATTGTCGGCAAACTCCCGAAGGGTGGTATCCAGCTTGATTTCGTCGGTCATGCCGATGTGACAAAGATGCTGATTGAGATTGACCCGAACTGGACGTGGGAACCGTGCGGCTACGGCGACGACGGGATGCCCGCATACCGGGTCGAGAACGGGATGGCGCACATGGCGGGGTGGCTCACGATTCACGGTATCCGCCGTCTCGGTATCGGATCGGTGCAACACAACAAGCCTGACTTGTTCAAGGAGTTGGTGTCCGATTTCATCAGGAACGCTGCGATGCGGTTCGGTATCTGTCTCGCGTTGTGGACGAAGCAGGAGTGGGATGACACCGGTGGGGTTCCCTCTGCCCCATCGGTGGCGTCCCCGAAACCTGCACCGAAACCGGAGAAGAAGTCCCCGACGACACCGTTGACTGAGGCACAGATCGCTCAGTTCAGGACCGCTTGCGAGAAGGCAGGGCTGGACATGGATGAGGTTGTTGCGGCGGCAGGTATCGACGACGGGCCGCTGGTTGAAGCTGATTTGGCACCGTTGAGGACAGCGTTCAAGGAGCTGAAGGAGGCCAACAATGGCTAACAAAAGAACTGTGGACCCGACAGCTGAGGAAGCGTCCACACAAATCATCGGTATCAGGGTGACAGCAAAACAGTTGACACAGATTGCGGAGTTGTGCGAGGCGCGGGGCGTGAAGCGTTCGACGCTGCTTCGTGACCTGGTGCGGAACGCATACAACATCGAGTTCGGGCCGGAGCCTTTCTGATGGGTGGCGTGTTGGTGATTGTCGCCAGTTTTGTTGCTGGTGTGTTGTTGTCGTGGATGGTCGGCTGATGGGCCAGTACCACAACTACACGAACGATGCTTCCGAACGTGTCCGGTTGCAGAAAGAAGTTCTTCGTATGGAGAAACTGATACAGGAAATAGAGGATTTACGCAACAAGATTGTCGAGTTGCGGACGGAACTGGAACGAGTTCAGAGAGAGTTGGGGAATAAAAATGTCTGAGATAAGACCGCATGAAATGTCGTACAGCGAGATCAGTGATTTGCTGCGCCGTTATCGGGAGGTGATGGACGCCTTGTATGGGGTGGTGGTTGTTGATGCGAAGGCGGTGACAGCTGAGGAAGCGGTTGCGAAGTATCGGGAGTTGTTTCCACCGGAGCCGTCGATGAAGGCGCGGGTGTTGTCGTCACTGGATTTTGTGGTGGACATGATGAACGGTGGCGGGGCCAATCCGAAGGATGTGTACCCGTCGGGGAGATACCACGGTGACTAAAGCGAAAGCGAAAGGAACTGCCGCTGAGACTGCGGTGGTTCGCTGGTTGCGTGACAACGGGTTCCCGTATGCCGAACGACGCGCCCTCCACGGCACCGCCGACAAAGGTGACATCACCGGTTGTGGGCCTGTCGTGTTTGAGGTCAAGAACCACGCCAAAATGGATTTGGCTGGCTGGATCAAAGAACTGGAGGTCGAGATGACCAACGCGAAAGTGGATACCGGGGCGGTCATCGCCAAGAAGCGTGGCACCACCGACTGCGGTGAATGGTATGCAATCATGCCGTTGCGGATACTGGTCGGCCTGCTGATCGAGGTGGGGTTCTGATGGTTGCCGTGAAGAAACACAACTACACCCGCTACAAAAAGGACAGGTGCCGGTGTGTGGAGTGTTGTGCCGCGTTTGAGGCGTATCAGAAGGGTCGCCGGAAGCATCCGGAACGGTCGTTCAGGATTCCTGCTGGACCGTTGGTGGAGTTCATCAAGCAGCAGGACGGCAGGCTTCAGGGGATGCAGGCACGGTCCGCGAAACGTTGGTTGGTGGATGGTGTCGACATTTTCACTGCTGACCGTATTTGTGTGACGCGGGGGTTTCACCCGTTTGAGGTGTATGGGGATGCCTGGTTTGAGTTTCGGGGGCCTGATGAGCAGGCGTAAGCGTCGGTCGCCGTCAAATAGGCGTGGAGTGGAACGCTGGTACAACAGGCAGCGGATTGAGTTGATGGAAGCTATTGACCGTGTTGAGCGTGACCGGAGGGCTTGGGAGTGGGAACAGGAACGGAGACGCGATGAGTTGGGTTGATGAGTACCATGTTTCACGGATCGAGTTGGAACGTGAACGGGACAGGTGGCGTGAGATTGCGTACCTGTTTGCGGAGTCTGTGGTGGTTGATGCGTTTGGTCGGTTGACTGGTGATCCTGGTGGTTTGGCTCGGGCGCACCGGTTGTGGGTGGATGAGGTGAGACGCGATGCAGATCGTGGTGGAGCTTGACGAGTACGAGTTGGCTCACGCAGCGATGGCTGGGTGTCAGCGTCGTATAGCGTCAATCAAAAAGAATCGGCCCCAGGTGTATGGGGCTGGTGACCGCAAGAACTATTGGCAGATAGACATTGTGGGGATGGTTGCGGAGTATGCGGTAGCGAAAGCGTTCAACAAACATTGGCAGCCTGCCACGAACACACGGTTGGCGGATTTGCCTGGTGATGTTGCGAACTATCAGGTTCGTTCGACTGAGCATCGTGATGGTCATTTGTTTCTGCATCCGAACGACAAGGATGCGCCGTACATTCTCGCTATCGTCGCTGACAGGCACATCTTGTTGGCGGGATGGATTTATTTGGATGAAGGGTTGAGTGTCGGTGAGAACAAGTCGCCTGATACGTGGTGGGTTCGCCAAGATCAGTTGGCTGGATTCGAGAACTGGTATGACCCTATTGCGTGGTCGGACACGGTCCGGCAGAAGGACTAAACTCTCCTAATCTGTTTAACGATTAGGAGTTGTATGCACCCTGCCTAGCCCTGTCCCATGTCGAAAGGAGAACCCATGCGTAAAACCGCTGTCACCCTCATCCTGTCCCTGTCCACCACAATCCTCTCATTCGCTGCTGTAAGCCCCGTAGAGGCGTCGAACACTCCGCCCCCCGCTCACAGCCCCCTCGAAACCTCCCGCCGCAAATACGGGGCGATCCTCCCCGACGCCTACTATGACCGTCTCGCCCAATGTGAGACAGGCGGCAACTGGAACCACAACACCCGCTCCTACACAGGCGGGTTGGGCATCTTCAAACCGACGTTCCGGCGGTGGTCCAAATACCATTCGGCCCGAGGTTTGACCCCACGCCAACAGGTCCGGGTCGCTGACGCAATCGCGTTTTCTGGGTATGTGGACAGTTCGGGTGTCCTGATTTGGCGGGTCGGCCCGTGGGGGTGGGGGTGTGTGAAACAGAACGCGGTGTTGCAGGCATACATCTGTGCCAGCCACCACCCGAAAGTGCAACGCTGGAAGCGAGGATGCT